CTGCAGATCCGGGTGCTTGCTCAGGTAGTCCATGGCGATGGTGTCACCGGCTTCGGCGGACACTCGCCCCTGGGCCACCGCCAATTGGCGACCGTCCGGCAAGAACAGAGCGCGGGAGGTATAGAGGGTGTCGCGAAACATCGCAGGGCCGGTACTGGCCAGGTCTTCAGTAAGTTTCTTGGGGGTGACCATGCTGTTCTCCAGGCACAAAAAAACCGCTCTCGGCGGTTGATGGGGTTATGGGTTGCTGATCGGTATTAGTGCGGCGCGCCGGTTGACCCAGGGCCTGGCATCACGCCCATATGGGTATGGGTCGATCCCACGTTTACGCCGTTGTGCTGCAGGCTGGCACCGTTGATTTGCACGTCGCCATTGAGGGTGATTTTCCCGGTCAGGGTGATGGTGTCGGCCTTGCCAGTGATGGCGCTGTCCGTCACCACCGCCAAACTGCCGCCGACCTGAATGCTCACCGTGCCGCTGGGCAGGCTGATGGTGTAGCTCTTGGCCTGCCAGTCGTAGACCAGCGAGCCGCCATCATCAAAGCGCCAGACCTCGACGTGGTCGCGGTTATCCGGCTGGGGGCCGGCGTTGCCGTACAGGCCAGCGACAAACGTACCCTGCGCCGGCTCTCCACTGGGGCTGATCAACGCGCCCTGCTCGCCCAGGCTGGGCGCTCGCCAGTGGCGGGCCTTGCCGGCGGCCTGGCTGTGCCAGCGCACCCAGGCGCTGGTCCAGCCGGCGCCGTCTGATAGGTTGATCTGTGAGACGTCACCGAGCGCCGCCAGATCGCGAGCGAACTGGCGAGCCGAGATTCCCCAGGCGCCGATATCGTCATAGAGCATGACTTCAGCCACACCCCGCGACGCAGCACGAATGGAATACCAGCTTTCCTCAGGCTTATTCGTCGGGCTTATCGACGCCCGCGGCCGCATCAGCGGCCCGTTGTTTTTCGTCATCATTGGGCTGATTCTTCCCGTAGATTTGGTGGTAATAGTCCGAGCTGAAAACCAGCCCGCTCTCGCGGTTCGCGGCGACTTCCGCCTTGCGCGACGCCTTGAGTTCTGAAGGGTTGCGCTGCCGCGACCGGGCCACCTCTGCCTCGTCTGCAAAGCCGGCCTCAACCAGAAGCTTCCAAGCCGTGGCCTCATGCACCGGATTGATCCAGGGCATCACCGGACCTTGATAAAACGCGCCGTAAATCGTGCGCGGATCGACATCGGCGGGAACAACCAGTTGGCCGCTTAGAATCGCCATTTCGAGCCATTTGCGATAAACCGGCCGGCACCAGTAGTCGATGAATTCGTGTTGCAGCAGGTCGTAGCCCAACTGCCCCTCGACCAGCTCCTGACGCTGCGCCGAATAGGTTCCGTCATAGCTGCGCGCCACACTGGAGTACGTGCCGCGTGTACCCGCCGCGACGGCCTTGAGCTGGCCATTGCGGAAGCCTTCAAGGAAGGGGTTTGGGCGGTTGCTCTCGATCATCCCGACGTCTTCACCGGGCAGCAGCGTGTCGATCACGATGCCCGGCGCGATTGGAAATGTACGCTCAGGCCGATTCTCACCATTGCCAGCAGGCACAAAGTCCTCACCGGTGCCTTTCTTAATGTACATCGCCAGCGCCGCACTGATCCGCGCCGCGACCCGCTCGCTTTCCTCGTAATCCTTGATATCCGCCAATCGGATCAACACCGCGTGCAGCAGCGGCTGGCCACGGTTCTGGCCAATGCGTTTTCGATGCGCAATGTGAATCATCTGCTCGGCCGGCACACGCTTGGTGTTTTGCGCAAAGATGCCGAGCTGATCCCCTGGATGCCCTTTAAACAGGTGATAAGCCCGCTTCCGGCGCCACGCGTTGCGCTCCACCCCTTGGACGATGCCCTTGGACAGGTCGGTGTAGTCGATGGGCAGGTAATCCGGCTCCAGCAGCTCCAGCGCAAACGGCACGCCGTGCAAGTGTTCGTAGCCGGGCACTTTGCCCATAAGCATTTGCGCCAACCCCTCGCCATCACGCAGCCAAGTGCGGCACATGAGCCGTTCCATTTGCGGCCGGGTCAACTCACCGGATGTCTCCGGCTTAAGCGACCATTCACCCCACAGAGCCTTGACCGAGGCCGCAAACGCCCCGTGAATCGTGCCGTCGTAACCCAGCGGAATCGGCTCCACCGCGATACCCGGACCACCCACCACCCGCTCTTCCAGGCGATCAAAAAGCCCCGTAACAATGTCGTGGTCTTCGTCCAGTTTGCGGCACTGCTCACGCAATGATTTCAGCGTTTTGTTCAGCGACGCATCAGCGCTCTTGGTTTGCTTCTTGGCCTTGTGCGTGCGCGTCACAGAGGCGGCTTCAAACGCCATGATCACGTTACGCGCACGCAGCCGCTCGGCCACCATGCCCGGAAATAGCGGCGCTAGGACTTTGTCCAGCAGGTTCATTCAAACGACGCCAGGGAGTAGCCCGGGCGTCCTCCTTTTTGCGATTGAGCTACTCGGCGCTCCCACTCTTTTCGGCCTGCGATGATGGCCGGCAGGTCCGCCATGACAACACGACGGCCATTGAACTGAACGTCCTTGCCGGCCAGCACGTCCGCTTCGGCTTGCAGGTACTTTTCGAGCATTTCCTGCGCTGTTACAGCCATGCGTTCGCTCCTGATTCAATCCAGCCGCCGGCGGCGGGCTGATGGTCTGGTTGTGGTTGGATCGGCACCAGGGCCGGTTCTGGCTCAACGGCCGGGAGTTGTGGATCATCAAGGTCGCCCGGCTCATCTGGGTCATCCGACTCGTCTGGCAGCTCCCAAACGCCCGATGCCGGGTTTTGGCTGGCCATATACTCAAGATCAAGGCCGAACTTCTCCTGACTGATACGCAGCGCCGCTAAGGCGTACACAAAGCAGTCGAGCGCCTCATTGCGCTTCTTGCTGGCATCCCAGCGGAGCACGCGGCGACCTCGGGCCATGATCCATTTTTTGCTTTCACTGGTTAGCTGCTTCAGCTCGTCGCCGTCACAGATGAGGTCATCCGCTGGAAAGTGCACCAACCCTGGCACCGGACGATTGCCGTCCGGCTGTAGCTTGAGGCGGTTGTAGATCACCTCTTTAGCGTTGTCGGTACCAATTTCCGTGAGGTAGGTTTTGGACTTCTTTTCCTTGCGCCGCGGGAAGCTCGCAATCGGCTTGCCGTAGGTGCTGGCCCCGAAAATCGGGATCACCCAATGCACGCCATGCTTGCGGCTTTCGGCACGGACAGCATCAGAGTGGTGGCCGCCGGAGTCCCAACACCAACGCTCAACTCGCATCACCGCACCATCTGCGCGGGCGTACTGCCGATGCAGCTCAAGCCCGACTTTTCGCTTTAGAACCGCGCTATCCGGATCGCCGTACAGAATCCGGCGATCAATCAACCAAGCCTCTTCGCCCGCCCCCCACCCCCAAACACGCAATTCGTATCGGTCGTCCTGGGTGTCGATCGAACCGGTCAGCACTGCTACGCGCGGCGGCACTTGGGCGGCGTAAACTTCACGCCGTCCGTAGAGCAACTCCCAGTCGACTTTCTCGGTCTGGTCCTCTTCCCATGCCTCACCCAACGTGGTGTTGGTAAAGGTCTTGAGCTTGCCTCGATCCTTGCCGGCCTTGACGCGCTCATCGGCGATCTTTACCCAGGTGGTGAACGTCGAATACACCGTCCAAATGTGGAATGTGAGCCGGCGCGGCGTGCGCATCGGTGTATCGTCTGCTTCGAACCACTCAATACTGTCACGCGTCCAGATGCCGGTCTTTTCGCAGATGTACCGACCGACTCTGGACGCCTCGACCATCTCGAAATGTTCGAATGTGCAGCCGTTACCGGACTCGCACAGATACCAGGCCTTGACGACCTCACCACGCTCATCTTTCAGCCACTTGATGCCAAACGAATCATCCTTGCCGCCCCACTTCAGGGTCTGTTCGGTGCGGCATTGCGGACAGCGGATGTGAAAGCGCATGAGGTAGGCAGACTCCTCAGCGGCCCGAGTGATTTGGCAGGTGCCAGCCAACTTGGGGGTGGAACCGCGAATCGACTTGGGGTAGGTCGCACCCTCGAGACGCTTATCGCCCAGGAAGGTCGGAGACCCTTCGCCGTCAATGTCTTCATCGAAGTTCGATAGCTCGTCGTACCCCACTTCATCCGGGCTTTTCTCTCGGTAGTTACCGCCGGCTGTACCACCCAACCACCACAGCACCTTGCGGTTTTCAAAGACCTTGGACTCTTGGGTATTATCACCGTGTTTCTTTCCGCACCAGGGCGCCAGCGCCTTGATCACAGGCACGTCACGGATCATCGGATCCACGTGTTTTTTCATGATGTCTTTAGCGTCGTCGTCGGTCGGACTCCACATGCAGACGCTGCGCTTCTTGTGTTCGATCTTGTAGGCGATGTTCGCCACCAACATCTTGGTGTAACCAACCCGCGCCGACTTCAGCAGGTTCAACTCTTCGATCAGGTCGTTACCCATGGCATTCAGCAAGGGCACTTGGAAGGCTTCAGTCGTCCATTTGCCTTCGCCGTAGGACGACTCAGACGACATGTAGAAATATTCGTCGGCCCACTCGACAGCCGTCATAGGGGCATCTTTGTGCAGGCTCTTTAGCCCGCGCCGGACAGCGTCAACCAGCGACCTCATCCAAGGTGGCGATGTACTCATCCAAAAGCTCCGGCACACGATCAGCCAACCCAATAGCGGCGTTACGCGTAACGGCAATTTCGTTCTCGACCGCATCGAGGTGTCGCACGGCGATATCGGGGTGCTTACGCTTCACGAGCTTGGGAATGGTGTTAAGGGTTGCAGCCAACTGCGCCGACAACTTGGAGAGCGCGAAAGTCATGAAAGCGACCGGAGCCAGCTCCTTGTCGCCGATCCGGTTTTTACGTGCCTGGGCGTCAGCCTGCTCTTTGGTCAGACGCAGTCGCTCGCAATCTATCTTGTAAGCAATGTGCGGATCGCGTTCATCAGCATCAGGTTGCTGTTTGCCGGTTTGGTGTTGAAGGCGATTATCCAGCACCGACCGGACGTCATAAAACGACTCGCGGCCGATCTTTGCCACCGGAGGAACCCCCCATTTGTCAAAGGCCTGAACCGAAATACCGAGGCTATCGGCCATGGTCTTCTTGTTCAGCCAGAATGGTTGCCGTGTGATCGTTGTGATCTTCGAAGACATAACAACAACCAACCTCTGGAAAAGGGTCATACATAGTGATGAAGCGGGGCCCGAATTACCCCCTATGCCCGGCCCCCTCGGGAGGACCCGTTGAGATTGCCCCCGGGGGGGGGCGGGATCGCCTGTCATGGCCGAGCAGTGGCAATCGCCTGACCTAGTGCAGCTGTGAATTCGGCCTCGTAGTGCGCTTTCACGATGTTTTCGGCGATCTTGAAGAACGGGAAGATCACGCGGTAACCCGGGGTGCCATTCGTGAACAGGAACACAGGGCGAACCGCACTGCCCTTGCCCATCGTTCGCCGCTCCCAGACGCCACGCTCACCATCGACAGCACCGCTGAAGTAACGCTTTGCATTGCCCTTGCGCTGGCTACGTTTACTGCTCGAAGCGTTGGCCTGATAGCCGCCGGATGTCTCTGCAGCTCCGAGGCCTGACAAGATGCGGGTCATCGTGCCGCGAGATACGTTGCCATACTGATTGAGGAATGCTGATGTCGGCACCGCGTACTGACTCGAGCGCATCAGGCCTTTAGCAATCAGCGCCTTCTCAAAACGCTTATGAGGACGGTGGCCACCCTGTACCGCCTGTTGCAGATAGGCGTCTGCAGGAATGCCCGAGGCCCAGGAATCTTTGAAGTAAACCTTTGCACCACGCGTCTTGGTCGCCATCTGGATGAACAGGCTGTTCAGTGTTGTAGGGGTGGGCCGATCAAGACGCTGCTTCATTACGGCCAGTACGCCAGGCTTTACCCGCTGTGCAAGCCGGGTTTGAGCCAGCACCAATGCAAAAGGCAGATGCTTACGCTGGATGTCCGAAATCTCTCTGGCTAACGGAACACTGTCGGCATCGAGTTTGATATTGATCATGGCAATTCCCCTCCCTTACTTGCCAGGCTGAATACCCGCCTTCTTGGCCAGAAATTGGGTATAGAGCCCGCCGGCCACGTCAGCACCAATCACGGCAATGACAATACCAAGACCTGCGGCCAAGTAGAGGTTGCTCCAGAGCGCCATGGCTAAGAGCAACGTCGCCATACCCAACAACCCTGAGGCTAAAAAACGCAACGCGACTCGCTGTAGGATCTGGCGCAACCCGAGATCAGTGCCGGACGCCCGAAGCATCTCGCCGGACAGACCAGCCATGCTCAACAAAACCAACAACCATAGGGGCACGTCTGTCAGCGCCTGATGCTCGGAGTTCATCCTGTTTCCTCAAATAGGTCGGCCTCTACGTCGCTGGCATCCGCTTTAGGCAAGGAGACAGGCGTGGGGCCGAAAACAAAAAAGCCCCGCGCTGTGCAGGGCCTGAAATTGGTAAAAAAACCCGGCTCGATGGCCGGTTTTTTGAAAGCGTCTCGCTGCGTTCACAGCAGTTCACGCTGCAATGAAAACAGACCTATTCCGCGCGGAAAAGCTATTTTTCTCATTTACGACCACTGAGGATATGCACTCCCCACAACCCGCCCTAGAATGGCATCGATACATAGGCTCAGACCCCAACAAGGAAATTTCCAGGCTGATGACTAACAAAAATCCAACCTTCCGTGGAGCAGAACCCACCTGGGCGAACGCCTGTGTTGGTAACAACGGTCAACCTAGTTATGTTGAATATTCGGAGGGTTTTTCGAAAGCGGCAAACATTCTGATTGACCTGGTTATCAATGATCGAAGCACTCGCTTCAGTGTCGACGAGTTTGTTTACCCAGTCTGCTTCAATATGCGCCACTCAGTAGAATTAAGACTGAAAGGCGCCATTGATGAAATCATTGAAATCGCCAAACTCAAAAAAATCAATATTCACTTCAATTCATCCAGCTCACACGACATCAACATAATTTGGAGCTTCTTCAAAACACAATCGGAGAATATCGACAAAAGATATATAGCCGCAAACCAAAGAGCAGAAGCAACCATTTTAGATATTGCAGAAACTGATCCAACAGGGCAAACCTTTCGCTACCCAATTAGCAATGACTCGCAGAAGCACTTAACAGACGTATCCGTCATAAACTTCATTCTCCTGAAGAAAAAGTTTAACGAGCTTGAAAAAAATCTAGATTCACTCCACAAACTTAATAACTGGTTGCAGTCAGAGTACAATCAAGGTTCCTTTACAGAAAAACTATCTCGCCCAGAAATCTTTAGAGTTGCTAAAGAGCTACCACGCATCGAGAAATGGAGAGATGAGGAATTCACTTCAGTGAAGGATCGTATCAAAACAGAGTATGGGCTTGGGAGCAGGGACTTCTCAAAAGCCGTGGACGTCATAAAAAAACATTACAATCTCGCTCCACTGATTAACTCCCCGCTCCCACTCAAAGGTATTTCAGAAGAAAAATTGCTGCGATTTATAGGTGAGTGGTTCAAGGAGAACCCTGACTTCCGCAAAGACCAGGACACACCATACACTGAAATAAAGTTTGACAGAGAAAGCTTGCTAGAAAGACTGATAGCGAGAGGCACCCCACAAAACAAAGTATGGGATGCATTTACTAATGAAGTTGACGCCGAGTATCTGGCCGGGATCGAAACCTTATTTTACTTCGCGCGCGACAGAGAATTTGTTGAGTATTATGACAGGCTCTTCGACATATATCTCGCTCAAGCTAATGCTAATTTGGCTCACGGCACCAACTTAAAAGATGACTTCATGCATATCTTCAGCAAAAGTAATGCCATTGATAACATTTTGATATCTCTATTTTCTCTGCAGCACATAGCATTAGCGGAAAGCATCATTGGTATTTACAACCTTGAAGGTGCATTCAAATGGCTAGATGACGCTCGATCAGGCAGACTATTTGCCTATCCAGACTATGCCGGTTATTAATCAAAAAACATCCACAGTCACATCAAACATCTGCCGACGTGAGCTCGGCAGATATACAGTTAACATTTCATGCGACGCTATACATCAGGCAAACAACGCAGTCGATCCAAGCTACTCCTGCTCGTACTAACTCCCTAGTCTTTCCCTCACTTAGCCCGTAATGCTTTCCTACTCGCAACATGGGCCATTTTGCACCAAAGTACAGCCAGATCACGTCCCCCATCTGCTGATCGCGATGAGCCAGTCTCGCAACCGCGCCATCGATAGCCGTCGCCCAATCGTCAGTTATGCAGTAGCTCTTGCTCGATGATGGATAAGCGGTAGCCTGCCGCATCAGCGCGAGAGTAGGCGATGTGTAACTTGGCATCCCAGCCCCGTCCATCCTCCACCAGCCCCACTGTTCAAGCAGATATTCGGTATCCCCCAAAGGCCGGCCAGCTGGCTTACGAATCATCATGCTCTCAATCCCCTGTGTAATTTGTTCCGCCTGCTCCCAGGCGGTTTGGTTGCTCGTATTGGCTCTGCGGCCCTATCGGTGTTGGAGGAGTCTTTAACGCCAAGACTTCGCGCTGTACCTGCTGCAATTTGAAACTCAATTGGGTGACCAACTCGTCGACAGAAAGCACCAACTTGGTCCCCTGAACAACCCAACCTGAGCCGTTGCAATCCGTGCAAACCAGCTCATAAAACACCCCCGTCACTACCGCCCTACCCTTGCAGATCGAGCAGGGTTCAAGCTCGATCCGATCCCGCTTAAAGCCAGGCCCCTGTCGTTTCTGCATGTTTTAAAACCTCGCCCTTAACAAATTGTGGGAATGCCTCGCAGGCCCCGCCATTCAAGGCGTCTACGAGGTTTTGCGAATCTTCAGATCTAACGCCTGTCTGCTCATGGATCGCCTGAAAGCCGCGCTGATCTAACCAGGTGTGCCACTTGACCAGGGCGAGTCGACGCTGCTCCTTGGCCTGGGTGTTGATGTAGGTAGAGGCGATCTTGCCCAGAGAGTGGTTGAGCAGCATCTCGCCGATGTGCCCGTCGACGCCCAGGTCAGTCCAGGCAGTGCGGGCCACCTTGCGCAGGTCGTGGCTGGTCCAGGCGCCCTGCCCCAGCCGCGTGAACACCGCGCTGGCCTGGTTATCACTCAGCGGCTTGCCACGGCGCGACGGAAACAGGAACTGGCCCTCGTAGCCCTGGACGGCCTGGCGATCACGGTAGCGCTGCAGCAGCGCAATCACCTGGTCGGTCAGCGGCACCCGCAGCTCGGTTTTGCTCTTGGTGTGATCGGCCGGCAGGAACCACTCGCGCTCCGGCAGAGCAATGTCGGCCCAACGCGCCTGTCGCGTCTCGCCGATCCGCGTGCCATGGCACAGCATCATCAAGGCCAGCATGGCGTCGCCCGGTGCACTGTAGAAGCGCTCGGCCAATAGCTGCACCAGTTCAGGTAACTGGACGTCCCGCAGCCGCGCAGGCTTGGGCAGGATGCGAGCCGTGGTGAAGTTGACGAACTTGAGCTCCGCCATCGGGTTGACCGGGATCAGGTCCAGCTTGCGGGCCTGCCGGAAGGCCACGGCGAGCAGCCGGTAGAGCTGCTGGACGTAGGACAACGACAGTTCGGCCTGGGCCGGCCACATCAGCAACTGGTCCAGGGTCTGCGCGCTGACGTCGCGCAGCAGCAGGTCGTTCAGGCGCGGCTTGAGCTGGCAGCTGATCGCTGATTTGCCGGCGGCCCGACGCTTTTCCGAAAGCGCGCGCGACTTGGCCATGCGATCGCCAAACCAGTCGAGCAGCTCGCCCACGGTCACCCAGCCGGAGACGCTGGCCGCGCCGTCAGCCGCCACCCGCAGGCGAATCGCAGGCAAGGCCGCGAGCACCTGCTTGGTGTTCAGGTCAGGGAAGGCGCCGATGCGGTGCCATCGGCGCTTGTTGAGCAAGTACCAGGAGCCGCAGGTGCGATTTTTTGCGAACCGAAAGTGCAATGCCGGGTGCCCGGCATCCCGCAAGTCGCGCACGTGCTCGAGCTTGGCGTTTCGCCCAATCTCGGCGTCCGAGAGCTTCACGGTCAAAGTTTGGATTTTGGTGCTCATGCCGGTGCAACCATCGCTTTCTCTTCGAGCTCAATCAGCAACTCGAGGAAGTGCTTGGCCTTTTCCAGATCAGCCAGGCCTCCCTTGTCGCGCCACCGGGTCACGTACTTGATCACGCTCCCCTCGGCGAAAGGGATGTTGTTTGCGTGAATGTACTCAATGGGCTGAATAGTCAGGGATTTGTAGTGGTCACCGGACACCTGGGTATTGAGTGCGCTCATAGGGATACTCCGGCGCGGCGTGCGCGCAGTTCGGCCAAGGCTTTGTTGCCAATGTCCGGGGTGATTTTGGGTTTCGGGGCAGGAAGCTCAGCAACAGGGACAGGTGCCAGGTCATGGCCCTGCCAAATCAGCCGACATTGGTTGAGGTAGTGTTTTTCGAAGCTGGCCAGGCCCAGTTCCCGAGAGAGAAGCGGCAAGCTGTGGAAGCCGGCCGCTGCGGTAGCGTGGTACACCGCCGGGTGATACCACTTCGAGCAGTTGCGCATGGCGGGGTGACAGTTGCGCAATGCCTGGGCGTAAGCAGATTCAACACTGGGCAGGCCCAGGCCTTCAGGGGCAAAGCACCAACTGACAAACACGCCAGGGGCAGGCACGAACGCCGACTTGCTTGCGCTTACCACGCGCATCCCGTGATCGATCTGCTCCATCCGCGTGATGCCCGAACGCATGAACTCGCCCAGCCACTCCAGCTTCGAAGCGGCCATTACGGTCTCTGTTGGCCAGGACTGCCGCCAGGCACCGCAGGCACCACGTAAGCGCAGGAACAGGTCATCAATTACCGCCCGCGTTGCAGGGTCAACAACGACAACCGCCGACGATTGCTCGGGACCCTGATAGGTTGGATCAGATCGGCGGCGAGCAACCAGTTCACCTACGGCGACAGGCTTGTTTGATCTGTTCACAGGCGTACTCCTTTCGCAGCCCAGTCATCACCGGCCGAGCCTTCATCGCTGCCGACAGTGCCAGCGGCTTGCGCGCGCTCTCGCTTGATCCAGCCGGCCAGCTTGAAACACCAGCCAGCAGCGGTATCGAGAACGGAGCTTTTGGCGACGAAGAAACCTTTGAAACCTGCCAGCAGTTCGTCGGTCATCGAGTCGACTGGCAGGCCCGCGATTTTCAGTTGAGTCTGCAACGCCTCTTCGGGCGGAACGAAGTCGGCGAACATGGCGAAGCGCTGGCGATCATCTTGCGATTCCAGGGCCTGGCGATCTTGCTCGGCAATCAATTCCGCGAGCTCGCGCTGCTGCTCTTCGGTTAATTGATGGTTAGATGATGTATTGGGTGCAGTGGCTGCACCCCGTTCTGTCGTAGGCTGCACCCCGCTCTGTTCAAGGCTGCACCCCGTTCTGTCATCACGGGGTGTAACTACTGCACCCCGCTTGATCATCAAGTCATAAACAACTGGGCGACGGTCATTCCGATCGATATACACGGCGGCTAGAGCCTGATTCCCGCGAACGATGAACCCGAGCTCCTCCAGTAGATCCAGTTTGATTCGCACCGTACGCTCGGAGAGCCCGGTATCGTCAGTGAGCGTTTTGGCCGACGGAAAAGCGCCGACGCCGTTCGAACTGGCGTAGTTGGCCAGGCACAGCAATACATGCCGGGCGCTGGAGTCTTTCAGTGACTGGATGGGCAATGAGAGAGCCCACGACATTGCTTGGACGCTCACAGCAAACTTCCTTGAAGCTTTGGGTTGGATACAGGGGCCAGATCTGGGTGTTGCGACACCTCTCGCGACCTTCGAAGAGCTGTTGCGTCGCCATAGGTATTGCCAGGGGTAGAAGTCATGCTCATAATCGCCCCACAGTGTTTTACAAGTTGTTAGAAGAACCGCCCTGCCAGGCGGTTTTTTTATGCCTGCTACTTATGCCGCTTTTACCGACTCTTCCATCACTGCCAGGCTTTCCCGGACATGACCAATTTCGGCAATGATCTCGGTCTTTTCCTGGCTCGAGACATGGTTATCATCCAGGGCCTGATGAACTGCGATGGTCAGGTCTGCGACTTCCTTACCCACATGGATCATTGATTTGGTCAGCGCCTTTGGTGGGGGGGCTATCCGCGCTACAAGGTCGAATCCAAATTGATTGGCAAGGCACGTCAACGGGCGCATGTCGCCGGTGTGCAGCAAAATCCCGAACAGGTGCTCAATCGTCAGATGATGCGCCGCGTTATCCGGGTTTGAGCGCTGAAGCAGGCTCACGTGCGCCAAGCACATCTTCCCGGCCAGCTCTTCTGCACCGCTTTCCTTAACGGTGGAGTGGCAAGCCCTCAAGAAATCTTCCATTCGTAAAACCTCAATTTTGTTTCCGTGGAGCCCCACTAATGTGTGGGCGAAACTATGTCTATGAACCGGCCAAACTGGGTGACGCTTAGTTTCGGAGGCGTTGAACCTGACGCGGGAACGGCCTTATCTCCTCGGCCTTGAACTTCCCGTCACCCATGTCCGTCACGTACACATCTCGACCGACCCGCAATGCCTTATTGAGAGCGCCCTGGGTCATTCCGAGCAAAACTGCGGTCTTTGTTTGCCCATTTTTTTCCGCAAATTGAGATAGCGGGATTCGGCTCATTGCCATTCCTCCGTAGTTCGCACACCAATTATTGCCTCAGGCATTTAATTAAATCAATGCCCAAGGAATTTGTTAGCCAATACCTACGGAAATACACTCGGCCATCATGAGCAAAGAAAAGCGGAAGCTAGAAGACTGGGAGCTGGCAGAATGCGCAGCTCTAAAGGCCCTGGTGCTCCAGGAGAATTTCTCGCGCCCTAAAGAAAAGAGGGTTACCCAAGAAATGGCCGGGGCTGCCCTTGGGATGAATCAAGGGTCGTTCAGCAATTACCTGAATGGTCGGCTTGCTCTAAACAAAGACATCGCGGTCGGAATCTATAAGCTTTTCGGCATACCGGCTGAGCTGTACAGCAAGCGTTTAGCTGAAGAGATTGCCGATGTGGCAAATATCTATTCCAGTAGCGAATACCAGAAGAACGATCTGTATTCCCGGGTGAGCCCAGGACATCGGATGGCGGTAGATGAGATGGCAAGCAGGATGCTAGGGATGACTGAGGAGCAAGCTCTGAAGCTCAAGCAGGCAATGGACCTTTTGATGCCTAACGATGAACCAAGAAAAAATTGACTACACCCCGCTTCTCGGCGAGGGAATCCATCCGTATACCCTTGAAGAACTTAAAGCCCTAACTGTCGACAGATTCCCTGAATCCGTCAGGCGGCCGGGGCTTTTTGGCGCCCTGCGCGTATACTTAGAAATGCTTGAATCTACCGGTTTCAGTGGCTTCGCATGGCTTGACGGATCATTCATGTGTGAAAAGCCCGAGCCGGACGACATCGACATTTTGTTGGTCTTCGACTCGGAAACAATTGACTCTATTTCTGAATCTGCGAAGCCTGTTCTCAATGGATTATTCGATACGCGCACCGTCAAATCCCGCTTTAAGTTGCACGTTTTTCCGGTCCGGCTGGAGGATAGGGAAGGACTAGATTTTTGGACTCAGAAATTTGGCACTCAAAGAGATGAGCGGACTCCAAAGGGATTGGCATCCGTGAGGGTTAACTTATGACTGAGCAGGCGAATCGAATCGATTGGCTTGAGCGTCAGCTAGCTCAAGTGGATCAATTCATTGATCGAGATAGCAAAATCCTCCAGGAATCGCCTGGAAGGTTTTCGGTTCAACTCGCCCTTAATTCATGGAAAACGCACCAAGAAGAGCTGCAGCAGGAGCTTCGCCAGGCGAAGTGTGCGCTTCAACACGAGGTAGTCGAGCTCAGGCTCGTAGGCATGCGCATGGACGGAAGCATTCCGCTTCGACTGCTATCCAAGCTCGCCGATAAGTTTAATGGTGCCTTAGCGCACGCCGCCTTCCATCTAAGGCATGGAATCTCGCCCTCGCGGGGAATACCGGAGGATATGGCACGAGAGATAGACCTTCGCTTGTCCGGCCTCGCATTCGGATCAACCCGATTGATGTTTGCGGGGAATATTACCCCGGACACAACTGGAGACTCTCCGATGGAAGGCGCGCTTGAGCAAATATTTGATGTGTTGAGCGCTCCATCTCCTGAAAAGATTAGGGAGCTAGTAACTGTCATTGGCGTTCAGGCGACTAAATCTCTGAGCGAAATGCTAGGTGTTCTTGAAAGGCAGTCGATCGGTGCTGAATTGACTTGGCCCGCACCTAACTCAAAGGTCTATAAGTGGGGCGGATCGCTAGAAGCAGTGCGTGCAGCCCATGAAAAATTATCGATTTTTGAAACGCTGAAACCTGAAGTTGTTACGCTGTTCGGTACGATTACTGACCTAAAGGAAAATGGCGCAATCTATATTCGTAGCGACCGCGCTAAGCACAAGATCAGCTACAACAAGCAGCAGTACAGCAAGATTCAGCAGTATCGGCTAGGGATGGAGGTGCGTCTCAAAACCATGAAGTACGTACGAATCCAACCACTTACGGATCGGGAGCTTGCCACCTACAAGCTGATAACTGAAGACTAGACACCAACCAGCAAAAGAAGCCCGCCCCAAGAGCGGGCTTTTTTGTGCCCATAGAAATTATTATTTCCTAAGGCATTGACCTTTAATAATTCCTTAGGCAATAATTATCTCATCGCTTTCGCTAGCTGGTGACTGCGCAGGGCCTTTGGGCTTGCCGTTCTTTAACAATCAAAGCAACAAACAACAGACCGCATTGCCTCTACCGGCGACCGGCGAGCAGACAGGCCCGAAAGCCTGCCCACGACAGGAAAAACCTGTACGACTGTTCGATGGTGAGACGCCTGAACCGAGTGAACGACCCGGCAAGCAATGCGCACCGCCACTCCTGGCGGCAGTAGGATGGACAGCATCACTGAAGCACCTTCTTACGAGGGTGCTTTGGGATGCACCGGCAGTTATGATCAGGCCATGGACAAAGAACTGGTAAGTAAAAATTGGAAAGGACACCTCGGGCGCGGACTTGCACCAAGAGAAGTTCTGTACCTCCTGTATACCGCCGAAGGATTTACTGCGAAGGAAATAGCAAGGGTTGCCGGAGTGGCCCCTTGTACGGTTTCAAAACGGCTTAGTTGTGCAATGTTCAAGCTCAAGGTAACTCGGCAAACCGCAATGGTTGCCGAGGCAATAAAACTGCAGATCATCACCCCAATTTAACAAAAAACCAGCGCGCCCCTTACTCACGAATGTCTCTTTCGAGGTGTTCTGCTGAGCTGATTTCTCTTACCCCGGCACGGAGGATTGGCAGCCATGTAAACGCACACATACCAGCGCAGCCCACATGGCCCCGCTGGCTTGTCACGTACGGAGGCGTTTGTGACAAAACATAAGCCCGGTTTCGATCGGGCTTTTTTTCGCCTGCATTTATCCGTCAGCGCCCTCCTCTGTGCCCACCGGCAACCACCAAGCGGTCAGGGCCCTGACGAATAAACGCAACCCCACACCGAGGTATCAGCCATGCACCCACTGATGCAACAACGCCGGGAAGTCCTCGGCGCCCTGATGGTTCGCAGCCAGATGGCCCGCGAAGAGTTTGCCCGCCGCGTCAACCTGGTGATGCCGGAGAAGCAAGTGCGCTTCCAGGTGCAGACAGTGGGCAATGCCTACCACATCGTTGATCTGGTCACCGGGAAGACGAAGGCCTTCCGCTGGATCTACAAAGCCGCGGTGGACATGGCCAGCCAGTTTGAAGCGCAGGCGGCCCGCCTGGCCGGGGGTGCCCGATGATTGGTGCACCCATGCCCAACCCGCGCGACGCAATCGTCGCGGAGCTGGGCCGTCAGATGGACGCCTTTTTCGGAAGTGGTGGAAGCGCCCAGCAGATTGCCCAGGGCGTGAGCGGCGAGATCAATGGCTACGGCCCGTCGAGCCACCAGGACCGCCTGCGCGCTGAACGGAAGCGCCTGGCCCCAGAGGTCCGCAAGCATGCCGAGAAAGGCCTCACCGCCACCCAGATCGGCACAGCCATGTCGATCAGGGTGAAGCGCGTGCAAATGATCGCCATCGAGAACGGCATCACCATCGGTGACCAGGCTTGAGGCGGATAAACAACAGAGTGAATAAGCGCCGGCGGCAGCTATGGCCAGTGCTGACCGCGAGT